CCCAGGCCGAACTCGCCCTCGCCCTCGCCACGACCCCGACCGCGATGACGGGCGCCCTCGGCTCCACCAACACCTATGGCGCCACCAAGCGCGAAAAACTCGACGCCCTCGAGGTCGAATACTTCGCCCCCTGGGCCCCCGACACCGGCGGCCTACTCACCCGCTTCCGCTGGCTCCGCCCAATCCTCAGCACCTGGCTCACCAACTCCTCCCCCCAACTCGTTGAGAGGGTCCGCTCGTGAGCCAGATCGACACCACCTTCAGCGGCCTGCCCGGCCCCCTCCTGAAGAAGTGGGGCCGCACCGTCACCTTCCTCAAGGCCAGCAGCACCCCCACGTACAACACCACCACCGGCAACGTCACCCTCAGCACCACCTCGTTTACCTGCAAGGCCGTCATCACCCGCGTCCAAGCCGAAGAAACCAACGGCCTGCTGCGCACCACCGACTACAAACTCCTCCTCGATCCCGGCCAGATCGGTGGTAACTACATCACCACCAACGACAGCTTTAGCTTCACTCGCGGCAACCGCACGATCCGCGCAAAGGTCATCGACGTCACCACTCTCGAGGGAGACGCACCCGTCATGTACCTCGCGTTCGTCCGCCCCGAGTAGCCATGGCCAAGCCGTTCAGCCGCCTAATGAAGGACGTCCTCCAGGCCGGCGGTGAGATCGCCCGCCTCTCCGCCACCCAACTCGCGCACGAGGTCCAAGACGCGAGCCCCTACTGGGACGGCTACTTCGCGAACGAGTGGGTCGTCCGCGCCGGAGACGTTGACATCCCCGCCTCCCTAAAGGGAGCCGACCCAAGCCCCGAACCCCAAATCCGCGACATCACCTACGCCAAGGTCCCAGAGCCCAAAAAGGTCGGCAGCGCCTTCGTTTACACCATCGGCAACCAGATGGAGTACCGCCTCCGCGCGATGGACATCGAGCCCGGTCGTAACGCCGAGGGCAACCCTCGCAACTACGTCCCCAAGGGGTGGTTCGAGACCTACAACCAGGGCGGCGAGCAGCTGCGGGTCCTGCAGCAATCCACCAACCGCGTCATGCGCGCCCTCGGCTTCGGCAAATGACCCTCCAATCCATCCGCGCCTTCTACGAAGCGCCCCTCATCACCGCCTACGGCGCCCTCACCCCCGCCGTCCCCGTCTACGTCGACAACCAACCGGTCCCAGAGTTCGACGCCCTCAGCGAATACGTCCTCCTCCGCCTGAGCTTTGGTCGCATCACCGAGCCCACCCTCGCCGACACCGCCATCTGGCACCGCGGCTCCCTCGTCGTTGAGTGCTACAACGCCAAAGGCGTCGGCCCCGGCCGCGGTCAAGTCCTCATCGAAACCGCGATCACCGTCTTCAACGGAATGAACGCCACGAGCTCCACCGCCGTCAATGGAGTGCGCGGCAGCGTCGGCGGGATCGTCGGTCCCTCGTACTTCGCACTCGACGGCCAACCCCACTACTTAACCCGCATAAGTGTTCCCTTCCAAGCGCGAGTTATCTAAGTAGCAAGGTAACCGCGCGTTAGCGTGACTACAGCCGGGCTGTGCCCGTCGTGCCCCCACACAGCGCCCCCACCTGCTGTTCATTAGGCACCAATCATGACCGCGACCGTTATTACGGGAACGTCTGGCGCGTTTTACTACAAGCCCGCCGGCACCATCGGCACGTTCGGCACAACCGGCGTCAACTCGACCACTGACACCATCACGACTCAGACCTACCTGGGCTTCCAGGTCGGCGACCCCGTGAAGTTCAGCGTGGCCAACAGCGCAGGCGCCAGCCCCACCGGCACCCTGCCCGCCGGCATCACCGCCGGAACCACGTACTACGTGATCTCCTACACCGCCTCCAACGGCGCTCTGCAGGTGTCCGCCACCGACGGTGGCTCGGTCATCAGCATCAGCGACGCCGGCACCGCCACTGGCAACAACTACTTCCAAGTCGCCTACGCGGCCTACGAAGCAGTCGGCCAAGTCCGCGAGTGGCAGTTTGAGATCACCCGCACCGAGATCGACGTCACCACCATCGGCCAACAGGCCGGTTCCCAGGCGCCGTTCCGCAGCTACGTGGCCGGCTTCGCCGAGGGCACAGGTTCCACCACCGTGTACTTCACCTCGGACGACGAGAACTTCGCCAACCGGATGATCAACGACATCATCCAGCGCGTCCAAACCGGCGCCTTCGTGAAGCTCTACATCGACCGCGTGTTCTCTGGCGGCACCGTCAGCGACACACTGAGCCGCTACCTCGAGATGCCCGTGGTGCTGACCAGCGCCAGCCTGACCGTGAACCCCGACGACGCCATCGCCGTCGCGGTGAACTTCCGTCCCAGCTCCTCCCCCACCTTCGACCTCGTCACCACCGCGTGACGAGCCCCCTCGAAGCCAGCCGCCCCCGCTCTGCGGGGGCTTTTTGCTGCGTAGTTGCGTACTACTAGAATCCGTATGTACGTGACTGCGTAGTTATGCCCTCGGTCAATTCCGGCCGCGCCATTGACCGCCTGCTGAAGGCCGCCGACCGCCGCCTCATCAAAAAGTCCGTCACCCTCGGCAACGGCGACGTCTTCGAGTTCCACCACTACCGCCTCGTGATGGCGGAGCGTGAGCGCGCCCAGAAAGACGCCGGCAGCGACGACGCCAACGCCTTCGCCCTCCAACTCCTCGTCCTCAAAGCCCTCGACGAGAACGGCCAGCGCCTCTTCAGCAGCGGCGACATCGCCGTCCTCAAGAACGAAGTGGACGACGGCGACCTCCAAAAGCTGATGCTCGCGCTCCTGCAGGAGGCCGAAGAACCCCTCGACCCCAAAAGCGTTAAAGGCTGAGCTCGCCAAGGACAACTGGCTGCTGCTCCAATTCGGCGTCGCCAAAGAACTCGGTATGACCCTGGCGGCGCTGCGCGCAGCCATGACGCCTGAGGAAGTGATTGGCTGGAGCTGCTACTTCGGCGTCTTGAACGACGAGCAGCAGCGCGAGATCGAGAAAGCGAAGCGCAGGAGGTAGGCCCACACGCCTACCTAAACTGGCTGTAAGTGATCAGGTCGGCGCGCCTTGGCCAACTACGACGCCAATATCAAGGTCAGCGCCGACACTAAGCAGGCTGAAAGTGCTGTCAGTCGCCTAGAGAAAACCCTCAACAAGCTGAGCGATTTTACGTTCAGCCTAAACAGCAAAGATATTGGCCGCCAAGTTAATCAGGTCGGCCAACAATTACGCGGCATCGCCGAACGCGGCGCCGTCGGCGGCCTGACCCTCGCCGCCGGCAAAGCCACTGCCGCACTCAGCGTTCTCGGCAGCAAGCTCGGCGTCGTTGGCGGCCTCGCCGCAACAGCCGGTGCGACGATCAACAACGCCCTCGGCGGAGTTCCCGCCGTCGTCACTGACATCCTGAACCAGCTGGGTCACGTACCCGAAGCGTTCGGACTCGCAGCGGTCGCCGCGCTGGCGTTCGCCCCACAGATCACAAAAGCCGCCGCCAGCGCCGTCGGCCTCGGCGCCGCCATCGACAAGGCCGTCGGCACCACCGCCCGCCAAAAGATCGCCGAGCTCACCGGCGGTGTCGGCGCCCTCCGGCAAGAAATCGAGGCGGTCAACACCAGCTTCGCCGACCTGATCTCGGGCAGCACCCTCAACGAGCTCAACGCCCAGCTGCGCGACGCAGTCACTCAAAGCGGCGCCTTCCACTCCTCCACCCTCGACGCCGTAACGGCCGCCGAGCAACTCGTCGCCGTCCAGCGCGAGCAAGCCTCCGAGCAGAAGGCGATCAACGACCTGATCCGCCAGGCGCAGGGCTTGCAACCTAAGGACGTCCGCGACGCAGAAGTTGCACGTCGCGTATCCGCGCTGAAGTCCCGCGAGTTGCAGCAGCGCAGGGACGCCCAACTGCAGAACCAGATCAACGCCGAACTCGCCGAATACGAGCGCCTCTCCGCCGAGGTAGCGGCCCAGACCAAGCGTTGGGCCGACAACCTCGACCGCATCGCGCGCTCCAGCCGCTCCGGCGTCCTCGGCAGCACCTCCCAGCTCCGCACCCGCATCCAGCAGTTCCGCGAAGACCGCAACAGCGCCGAGATCGCCCGCCAACGCAGCGCCGAGCTCTTGGCGCAGGAGATTGCTGACAAGGCCAGGCTCCAGGGAAGCTCTTACGGCCTTAATCAAATCCCTGTTAGAGGAGAGCTATTGCCCGGTGGCAACACCATGGCAGCTCAACGCCAATATCGCGACATGCTTAATGCAAACGCATTTGCGGAGCAAGCGCTTGCACAAGTAGGAAAAACCAGGATCCAGGCAGAAGCAGCTGTATTCCGCATTTCTAAGCAGCTGAGTGAGGCGAAGGCGCAACAGATTACGCAAGACAAACGCAGCATTGAACTCGCCCGCGAGCGCAACAAAGTCCTCCTCGATCAATACCGCGCCGAGCAGCGGAACCCGAACTTTTCGCTCACCGGCGCTAACCCCGGCTCCACCCTGGACCGCGCCAGCCGCGTCGCTGACCTCCGCCGCCGCAGGGAGATCGCCAAGGAAAACGCAGCCGGCTACGAGAACCTCGCCCTCGGCGTCGGCTTCCCGCTCCTCTTCGGCGGCGGCCCCGGCAGCATCCTCGGCGCAGCCGGCGGCTCCTTCATCGGCAGCGGCTTCGGCGGCCAAATCTTCGGCGGCGCCATCGGCCAGGCCATCGACCAATTCGCCCAATCCGCCATCGAGCTGGGCAAGGCCCTCGACACCCCCACCGAAGCGTTCGACACCCTCAAGGAGCGGTCACTCATCTCGAGCCGCGAGCTCGAGAAACTGGGCGACAAGCTGCAAAAGGCCGGCTTCGCCGCCTCCGCCAGCGCCCTGGCCCAACAGGACGTCACCAACCAGCTCGGCTCCGACGGCGTCCGCAACCTCCGCGAGCTGGCCGCCGCCTCCGACGAGTTCAACCGCTCCCTCGCGGCTCTGACCGCTCAAATCCAGGCCGCCCTCGCCGGCCCCCTCAAGGGCTTCGTCCAAAACGTCGCCGACCTCGCAAGCCGCAACGCCCAGCGCGGCAGCGGCACGTCTGTCCGCGGCAATCTCTCCGGCCCCAACCAGGCCAACTTCGATCGCGACGTCAGCCGCGCCATCGAGCAGGTCGTCGCCGACCGCTTCGGGGTTCGCGGCACCAACTCCCGCGGCCCCACAGCCTCCATCAACTACCTCTCGAGCCTCGACCCAGAGAAGCTGCAGGCGATCCTCGACCGCTACGGCCCGCTGCAGGTCGGCGTCGAGGTCAAGCTCACGCCCGAGCAGGTGCGCGAGCAACTGCTCACCACCCTCGGCAAACAGATGGAGGCCATCGACCTGTCCCGCGGGTTGGTGCAGCAGGTCCGCGAGCGTGCCCGCGCCCAGGAAGACCTCGATCTCCAGCGCGCCGACCTCCTCCAACAACAAGAGCGTGCCCTCGGCGACCTCCGCCTCTCCATCGAGCAGCGCGTCCAGGACATCCGCCTAGCCAACCTTCAGCGCGAGAACGAGCTCCTCGACGTCCAGGCCCAGATCCGCCAACAATCCCTCAAGAACAGCAACCTCGGGCTCCGCAACGGCTTCACCAACGACCAAGTCAGCGGTGCCGCCAACGCCGTCGCCGACTACCTCGAGGCCGAGCTCCAAACCGCCAACGACGCCGCCAAGATCAAGCGCGACGCCGCCCTCGAGGTCCAGCGCCTCGACATCGAAACCGAGCGCTTCAAGATCCAGGTCGCCACCCAAGTGGCGCGCCTGAACCAAGACAGCGCCAAGCAAGTCGCCTCCATCCAGCGCAACGTCCTCCGCCAGAACCAAGACCAAGACACCCGCCGCTTCGAGCTCGAAAAACGCATCGCGCAGATCAAGCTCGAGTCGATCGCCACCGAGCTCGCCCTCGTCACCCGCGATCCCTCCGCACCCCAAGCCCTACGCGACAGCGCTCGGGCGACCTACGACGCCGTCCTGAAAGAGCGCGATCGAGTCCAAAGCCTCAAGTCACCCGGCGCCCTGAAGTTCAATGCCACCGGACTTGGCGGCGGTGGCGGCATCGACACCGGCTCGATGGACGCAGTCAACGCCCGTGCCAAACAACTCCTCGGCGACATCACCGCCGCGCGCCAAGCCCTCCTCGACCTCGTAAGCGCCGGCAACTGGGAGCAGCTCAGCGCCAACCTCGAGAACCTGCTGAGCAAGCCGATCCAGAAGGCGATCAACGAAGCCCAGACCCTCTGGGACGAGCTGAGCTCCGCCCCCATGGGCGCGTCCAACCAAGCCCTCTCCCGCCAGGGCGCACTC